ATGGCCTCGCCTTTCCGGGGGCGTGATATGGCGATCCTCGAAGAGAACGATATCCTGTTTGCCCACAAGGCGCTCAACATCGTGGCAGGCATCACGGAAGCGACGAAGCGAGTTGCTGGTGCGATCATCGACCATTTCAACAAGCGCACCGGCCAGTGTGATCCCAGCATTGAACGGCTTGCCACGTTGCTCGGTATTGACCGGGCGACAGTCTTGCGTGCAACGGACAAGCTTGATGAACTCGGCTTTATCGAGAAGGCCAGCCACGGCGGGAAAGCGCACCGTGCGCGGTACCTGCCCAACTGGGAGCGCTTCCGCACCATCGTCGAGGACTGGGACGCTCGGATGAAATCCGGGGATGCTCCTGGCACCCCTATTCGACCAGCCCAAACCAGCGCACCAAAGGTCGCAGACGTGCGACGTTCAAGGTCGCAAGGGTGCGACGTTAAACGTCGCAGGGATGCGACACAAACCCTTCGAAGTAACCCATCGAAAGAACCCATCGAAACGGAGCGAGTGGAAACGCGACCGCAAGAGCCGGCACCACAGCGCTCGCCAACGGCGTTGCAAGGGCTCTTGAGAGGGAGCAAGCCGACAGCGCAGCGTTCCATGCTCTTGCCGATCATCGGCGGAAGAAGCCCCAGCCATGAAGTCGCAGCGAAAGCAGCCGCCGAACGGCGATGGAATGCTGACGCCCTGGGCTTGGGTGTGGGTGCCTATACGGATGTTCTCGAATGGATGACGGTGGATCGTCAGGACGAGGCCACGCGGGCTGAGATGAAGCGGCGGGGTGGCGGCTTGGAATTCATCTTCTCCGCGATGAAGGGCCAAAGGATGCACGCACATGGCTGAATGGCCGTACAACACAGCGCAATGGCGCAAGCTCCGGCTTGCCAAGCTGGCAGCTGATCCGACCTGCTACGCCTGCAACCTCAGAGGACAGATCAAGACCGCAAGCGCAGTCGATCACGTCAAGGCGATCAAGGCAGGCGGCGAACCCTTTCCTTCATTGTCTGGGCTCATGAGCCTTTGCGCTCGATGCCACAACGAGAAGACCAGCGCCGTCGATAGGCCGGATCGGGCAGGGTCAAGGCGTCGGTTCAAGGGGTTTGATGCCAACGGAAACCCCATCGATCCGGGCGATGACTGGCACGTTCAAAGGAGCGATCTGGAATGAAATTCTAGGGGAGGGGGTGCAAAATCACCAAAAACAGCCAAACAGAAGACCGATGGTGACAATACAAATATAGTTAGTTTCACCATTCTGGAATGAAATTCTAAAAGTGAGCAAATTCGATGGCGACACGGGGCATAGGGGCGAAGGCGCTTTCGGAGCGCGGCAAGATCGAGGTGAGAGACGTCAAGCCGTGGGAAGAACCGGACCTCGACCGCGCTGGCCGCGTCGTCGCGTTCCTGGAGGATCTGCCCATCACGGCCGGGAAGCTGGCCGGCCAGATGATGAAGCTGCGGCCATGGCAGCGGAAATTCATCGAAGCCGTCTATGCCGAGGATGCGGAGGGACGCCGGCCAGTGCGGACGGCAGTGCTTTCGATGGCGCGCAAGAACGGCAAGACGCAGCTTGCGGCCGGCCTGGCGCTCTGCCACCTGATGGGACCGGAGGCGGAACCCCGCGGCGAAGTCTATTCCGCTGCGCTCACTCGCGACCAGGCGGCGAAGCTGTTTCAGGAAATGTGCGCGATCCTGGCCGCGCACCCGGAGCTTGACGATAGGGCGAACATCATCCGCTTCAACAAGCAAATCGAGGTGCTGACAGGCGACGGCGCGGGCTCGATCTATGTGGCATTGTCAGCCGACGCGGGCTCGAAGATGGGCCTTTCACCCTCCTTCGTGGTCTATGATGAGCTGGGCAGCGCGCCGAACCGTGACCTGTTCGACGCCTTGGACACGGCGACGGGCGCTCGTGACAATCCACTGATGGTCTGCATTTCGACGCAAGCCGCCGCTGACCATCACGTGTTTTCGGAGCTGATCGACTATGGTGAGCGGGTCAATTCCGGTGATATCACCGATCCCAGCTTTCACCTGACGCTCTATGCCGCGCCACAGGATGCCGATCCCTGGAGCCGGGAAGCCTGGATTGCAGCCAATCCGGCGCTTGCCGATTTCCGCTCGCTGGAGGACGTGGAACGGCAGGCCAGCCAAGCGCGCCTGGTGCCATCGAAGGAAAGCGCCTTTCGCAACCTGATCCTCAACCAGCGAGTTTCGGCGGTTTCCCGCTTCATCCACAAGGCGGAATGGGACCGCTGCAACGCGGCTGTTGACCTGGCATCGCTTGCGGGGCGCGAGTGTTACGGCGGGCTTGATCTGTCCGGCTCTCGCGACCTCACGGCCTTCGTGCTGGCATTTCCGGGCGAAGGGCGCACGTTTGATATCGTCTCTCAGTTCTTCATGCCGGAGGCGAACATTGCGGAGCGGTCGAACGAAGACCGCGTGCCCTATGATTTGTGGGCGCGACAGGGCTTCATCACGCTCATTCCCGGCTCGACCATCGATCCGTCATTCGTTGCACAGTCGATCATGCAGGCGGCGCAAACCTATAGCCTGCACACCGTGGCTTATGACCGCTGGAGGATCGAAGACCTGAAACGCGAGCTTGGCCTGTTCGGCGGCAATGTGCCGCTGGAGCCATTCGGGCAGGGCTACAAGGATATGTCGCCGGCCGTCGATACGTTGGAGCGCAGCGTGGCTGAAAGGCTGCTGCGGCACGGCGGCAACCCGGTTTTGAACATGTGCGCATCGAATGCCGTAGTGACCCGCGATCCGGCCGGAAGCCGCAAGCTCGACAAGAGCAAGGCCACTGGCCGCATCGACGGCCTGGTGGCGCTGGCAATGGCTTTGCAGGTCAGTGGCCGCCATGAACCGGAGGCGTTGCCGTCGTGTTTGTCAGAATTGCTGTGATCTAGCTGGCTTGTCTTCTCACAGTCCGCGACCCGCCTTCGTGAAAAATACTTCTAGAGATCGCCTTATCTCAAGGCTGACTGGATGCGCTTCTTTTTCAACAGGTTGCTGATCGAGCCGTGCACTGGCATTTTCAAACATTTTTGAAAGGAGTGCTGCAGGGTCGCTTTCTTTGCGCGCCATCTCTCGGACAACTTCCATTAGGATGTACGAATTAGCCAGGCTCATTGCCTGGGTTTGCCCGACAATTTTACCGAATTCTTCAGCTAGCTTTTCGATATCGCTTTCCATGCAAATCTAGCTCCCTTTCCTTAAGCGAACACCTGGGCCTTCACCGTTCTCAGCGACAAATATTACCCCAGCTGCCTCCAGCGCAGCCTGCAACGCTTCAACAGTGCGTTCTTTCAGTTCTTCACCAGCTTCGAATCGAGAGACAGTTCCTGGCGCTACCTTCGCCAATTCTGCAAGTTCGCGAACGCCCAAACCGACGGCAACCCGCGCCATCTTGCATTGAACTGGAAGAATTTTTGATACAACGTTTCGATTTTGCATTGACGCTTCAATTCTCAGTGCTATTGATACACTGTATCAAAATTGGCAACGAGGAGCAACGCGATGGGCTACCATTTTCGCGAACAGGATAGCTTTGTCCGCATCGTCGAGCTGACGCCCGCGATGCGGAAACAGATCGAAGCCACAATCGAGCACCTGCTTTCGGTACTCGACCAATTCGACGGCGACGAGAACCTTGAAGACGATGGATGCGATGAGCCTTGGCTTAGCTCTGGCGCTGCGCACCACACTACCGCCTGGCGAGATGATCGCGGTGATGACCGCGAGCTGAACGACGAAGACGACGAAGATGGCGGTGATCTTGAGCCCACGCTAGGTGCTCCAGAGCGACATCCGTCGTCATGGGAGTTTGCGCCCTTTGGCGTTGTTTGCCGCGAGCCTGGGCCAGTTCGTCATTTCCATGAGAAATCTCAAGAGCATTGGACGGATGGCCTACACGGGGACCATGAGCGGGAAGAAGAAAACGAACACGGCGGGAACATCCTGGACGAGCCACACGACGAGGAGGAGGACTGCGAGCAAGATTATCGAGACTGCGAATTCGCCTGACCCTTCATCCCCGACGTGACGGTTCATGTTACGTTCCTTCTCGTGCTGAACCGTAACTTTCAAATGTGTAAAATGCAGATAGCCATTGACGAAGCCCGAACAATTCGGCAACTTGTTCTTACTGAGAAAAACACAGATAGGTTTGTCGTGGTCAAGGCAGCGGGTTTTATTGAAGGAATGGCCCAAGTTATGGGGGTCCCCATCGAGACGGTTCGCGTAGCCTATCGGGAACTGAGGACCAGCGGTCTCTTGACCAGCGGTGCTCGCGGCGTAAACGCCCCTGACATGGTGCCGCTGGATGCAACCCGGATGCTGATCTGGGGGCTTGTAAGTGACAGGCCCGTGGATGCCGTCGAAGCGGTTAAGGATTTCGGCAATCTGGTGTTCGAAGAGTCTGTCAGCGTTACGGAACCAGATCACACATTCCGCTTCGATGGGGGTCATTTCGACGGCGCCCATACCTTCGAACAGGCTTTGACCCAGTTGATCGTGTTTTTTATCGAGGATGGTCGACGCCGTAAATCTGTCGGTAATTGCTATGTGGATGTCAACATTACGGGGCTATCTGCGCAGATCGTCATAAATGATCGGGAGCACGATTATAGCTATCCTACTACCTTTCCCGACATGACCGACGATGATGACCCGATTGACCTTCCCAATTTAGCGGGCTTCATCGAAAGCGAGAACGTTCGGTACGAAAAGCAACTGCGGCACGCCAAGAAGATCTACCAGTATCGTTCCATCAATTTCATTCATTTTGAGGAAACGGCGCGCCTATTCCGCGAGGTGAAAGCCTAATCGCATTCCCCGCGCCATCAAGTGACGGCTCCGCCAGCGGGCCTAAAACGGAAAGCGCCTCTCTGGGGCGCGGGGTGAAGAAGAAACCAGACAAGGGGCGTGAGCTGGCGATTATTCCCGCCGATTTTGGCGACCATCAACCAACTGCATAATCTTGATTTTCTTCGAATGGACATAACCCCTTTCGGAGAATGGAAATGAAAAAGCTGATTGAACTGCGCGAAAAGCGTGCTGCCAAGGTGGCCGAAATGCGCACCCTCCATGCAAAGGACAAGCTGGAGGACAATGAAGAACAGCGCTTCCGGGCGCTGGAGACCGAAGTTTCCGACATTGACGGCCAGATTTCCCGCGAGGAGCGCATGGCCGCTTTTGAACGCGAAGAACAGCGCTGCGAAAGCATTGACGGCGGCGGCGAATTTGGCCGCGAGCTGCGCAATTACTCGCTGGCATCGGCCATCAACGGGGCGCTTGCCGGCCGTCTGACGGGTCGCGAAGCTGAAATTGACCAGGAGTTGAAGCGCGGTCGCGAAGGCCGTTCGGGTGCTTCCGGCATTCACCTGGCCGTGCCTTCCGAAATCTTGCTGGGCATGGAGCAGCGCAGCCAGACCGTGGGCTCTGGCGCGGCTGGTGGCTATCTCGTCGCCACCAATGTTGCCGCCGTTGCGGATCGCTTCCGTCCGGCGCTTCGCGTCGAAAGCATGGGTGCAACGGTTCTTCGCGGCTTGACCGGTTTCCTCGATCTGCCGAACCTTGCCGCAAGCGGCTCGGCAAGCTGGGTCAACGAAAACGCGAATGCCACGCGCACCGCCGTCAGCTTCGAAAAGGTGTCGATGGCTCCAAAGACGGTGACCGGCGAATATCGTCTCTCGCGCCGCCTGATGCTCCAGTCGAGTGCATCCATCGAGGATATTCTTCGCCGCGATCTGGGCTTTCTGCTGGCGCAAGGTCTGGACCTGGCCGCGATCAATGGCGAGGGGGCAAACAACCAGCCGCTCGGCATTCTCCAGACATCCGGCGTTGCCAAGGTGACGACGGAAGCGGCGTTTTCCGACACAACGGCAAACCTGATTGCCGAACTGGAGCTGGACGACGTGACCGGCACGGCCGGCTTCCTTACCAATCCCACGGTTATGAAAACCGTTCGCAAGCTGAAAGACGGTCAGGGCCACATTCTGCCGGTGGCCGAACTGTTCCACAGCCAGCGGGTGGAGACCTCGACACAGGTTCCTGACGATATCGGGACAGGCGAAGACAAGTCGGCGCTGATCTACGGCCAGTGGGGCGAGCTTTACATGGGTTACTGGAGCGCGGTCGATATCCTGATCAACCCCTATCATCCCGACGTGGCCTCGAACGGCGGCGCTCTGCTGCACGCTTTCCTTGATGCCGACGTGGCCTTGCGCCATCCGAAGGCATTCGCTTACGCGGAGATTTGACCCATGATCTCGCTCGCTGACGCGAAGGCGTTTCTTCGCATCGACGTTACCGATGACGACGCAGTGGTGACGCGCCTGATCGCGGCGGCGGGCGATCACCTGGCATCCATCGGCGTGGACATGGAAGCCTCGCCACTGCCTCCAGCGGTCGAGCAGGCACAGTATCTGCTGATCGGCCATTTCTATGAAAACCGCGAAGCAACAGCGATCGGCGTTTCCGTTTCGGTGACGCCCTTGGGCGTGGATCGCTTGATTGCCCCTTATCGGGAGCATGGCGTATGACGAATTTTGAACGGCGCGGCTTCACCAGCGAAGTGCGGGCAAAGGGCCGGCGCCTGGAAGGCTATGCGGCCACCTTCTCCAAATCGGCGGATATTGGCGGGCGCTTTGTTGAAACCATTGCGCCTGGAGCCTTTTCCGGCTCGCTGCGCTCCAAAGCCGATATTCTGGCGCTGGTCGATCATGATCCGGGGCGCGTGCTGGCTCGCACCCGGTCTGGCACCTTGCGCCTTTCCGAGGACAGCCGGGGTCTGGCCTTCGATCTGGACATTCCCGACACGCAAGCCGGTCGCGATGTGCTGGCACTTGCCGAACGTGGCGACCTCGGCGGCATGTCTTTCGGCTTTACGGCACTTGACGAGAAACGCGACGGCGACCGTCGCGAGCTGCGGGCCGTTGAATTGCACGAAATCAGCGTGGTGCTTGCGTGGCCGGCTTATGACGGCACGGTTATTCAGGCGCGCTCGCTGTCCCTTCCTTCTCCCTTCCGGGCCTATGCCGACCGGGCCTTGCGCCTTCTGGAGGTTTCCAAATGAGCTTCATGGATCGCTTCAAGCGCCGCGAAAAGCGTGCGGCCATTCAGTCCGATGATCCCTATATTGCCGAATGGTTCGGCCTTCGCGGCGGTATCGGCGGCTATGTCGATCCGGGCCGCGCAAGCGGCATTGCCGTGGCACATGCCTGCATTTCCATCGTCAGTCAGAACCTTGCGGCCATGCCGCTGAACCTCTATCGCCGCAGCGCAGACGGCGGGCGGGAACGGGCGGCAGACCACCCGCTTTATGGGGCGCTGCATGATATGGCAAACCCGACCATGACCGCATTTGAAGCCCGCGAAACGCTGCTGGCATCGCTGATGGTGGCCGGAAACGCCTTCGCGCGTATCGAGTGGAACAGGGCCGGACAGGCAACCGCTCTTTATCCTCTTGATCCTGGCGCGGTTGCAGTCGAACGGCTGGAAAGCGGGCGTCTGCGTTATCGTGTTTCCAGCAGCGCGGGCGGCGTGCGGGTCTATCTGCAGGAGGAAATGCTTCATCTTCGCTACCGCCTTGCAAAAGACGGGGTAATGGGGCTTTCGCCTGTCCAGATCGCTCGCGAGACCTTCAACCTTTCGCTGACGCAACAGGACACGGCACAGAAGCAGGCGGCGAAAAGCTTCCTGCCGGAAGGTGCGCTTGTGTTCCCGCAGGTGATCGGCAAAGACCAGCGCCAAAACGCCCTCGACAAGCTGGAAGCCAAAGTCAATTCCGATCTGGCAACCCGCAACGTGCTGGTGCTGGACGGCGGCACGGACTGGAAATCCTTCTCGTTCTCCTCCAAGGACGCGGAATTTCTGGAAAGCCGCAAGCTGACCAATCTCGATATTTGCCGGATCTGGGGTGTTCCGCCGACAGTCGCCGGCATTACCGACAATGCCACCTATTCCAACAGTGACCAGGAAAGCCGTGCGCTTGTGGTGCGCTGCCTGGCACCCATGGCACGGCGGGTGGAACAGGCCATGAATGCGGCGCTGCTGACCGCTGAAAGCCGCAAGGGCATGTTTATCGAACATGACCTGGCCGGCCTGCTGCGCGGGGATATGAAGGCCCGTTATGACGCCTACAGCGTGGGCCGGAACGGCGGCTGGCTTTCCGTCAATGAAATTCGCGGATGGGAAAACATGCCGAAGATCGACGGAGGCGATGAATATCTATCGCCTCTCAACATGACGGCTGCAAGCGACATTGGAGGCGGCAATGGCGACGGGCAGTGACCTCGACAGGCGGATCACCATTCGTCGGCGGATGGAAATTGGACGCGATCCTCTCAATTCACCGATCTATGGGATTGCCGATTTTGCCAAGCTTGCAGCACGTCGGGAAGATCTTTCCGATACGGAACGGCTGGCCGCTGGCGTAGTGGCAAATGAGCGGCTTACCCGCTTCCTGGTGCGCTCCAGCACCAAAGCCCGCGCAATCCTTCACACCGATATAATCGCCCACGATGGCCGGACCTGGCAAATCGACGGGCTTAAAGAAGCGCGGGGCGGGCGGCTGCGCTTCGTCGAAATCACCGCCAAGGCGGAGGGCTGAACGATGGCAAACCGTATTGCTGCAATCAAGCAGGCAGATGCAAAGCGTCTTTTCAAAGCCGGCCTTGAGGCGGGTTTTGAGGCCGTTCGTATCATCGTTCACCCTGACGGGCGGATCGAAGCAAGGGCTTCTCTTTCTGAGGTCGCCGCTCAAACCAAAAGCGCCAATAGCTGGGATGATGTTCTGTGATGGCGGCAAAGCGGCGTAATGGCCTCCCAAAGCATTGTTCTCTCGTCATCGACCGCCATAAGAAGCGGCGGGTTCGTTTCCGTGCAAGGGGAGTGGATACCTATCTTCCCTATCCGCCAATCGGGGCGGAATTCGAAAAAGCGTATGCCGCCGCCTTGGCAGGCGTGACAGAATGGCGTGCCAGCATCGGTGCGAGCAAAACACAGGCGGGCTCATTCGATGCCCTGGCCGTGTCTTACTATCGTTCTCCAGAATTTCAGGGACACAGGGACAGCACCAAGCGGACCTATCGCCGGATTATCGAAACCTTCCGCGAGAAGAACGGCAAGCGCATGTTGCGCGATCTGCGCAGGGAGCATGTGAAGGCGATTATCGGCGCGATGGCTGATCGGCCACAGGCGGCAAACCGCCTTTTGTCGCTGCTCAAAATCATGCTGGATCATGCGCTTGATAACGGGTGGGTCGCTGCAAACGCGGCACAGGGTATCAAGGGCTTCTCGAAAAAGACGAAGGGTTTCCACACCTGGAGCGAAGTCGAGATTGCTGCCTACGAAGCGCGGCACCCGGAAGGGAGCAAAGCAAGGCTCGCCCTTATCCTGCTTCTTTATACCGCACAGCGGCGCAGCGACGTAGTTGCCATGGGCTGGGAGAAGATCAAGGGCAAGTATATCGAGGTGAAGCAGGTCAAGACCGATGCGGAGCTTGATCTGTTCATGCTTCCGGCGCTGACGGATGCCATTCGGCCGCTTCCTCGCGACAAGCCAACGTTTTTAACGACCGAATTCGGGAAGCCCTTCACGCCGGCCGGCTTCGGAAACTGGTTCCGTGAACGCTGTAACGAAGCGGGCCTTTCCCATTGCACTGCGCATGGTCTCCGCAAAGCAGCGGCGCGACGAATGGCAGAAGGCGGGATGAGCGGCGATGTGATCAAGGCCGTTACCGGCCATACCGATCTTAAGCAGGTCTCTGTTTACACCGCCGCAGCCAACCAGGCGGTGCTGGCAGAGAAGGGGCTCAAAGCCATTGCTGGGAAGAAAAAGCGAACAAATTCTGTCCAACCGGCGCAAGAAGTTGGACAAAGGAAAGGCAAATAA